AGAACCTACTACTTTTATAAATGTTGCTTCTCGAGGATGCACTGGAGTTAGATTTCGCTGGATCGCTATACATTTTAATAAAAAGTCAGAATCACCATCAGCGTATTCTTTACAGTTGTCTTCCTTTATAACGTATTCTTGAGAACCTTCTTTATCCCATTCATTGTTCTCCTTAATATACAGAGTATTTCGTTTTTTATCAGTTCAATGAATGGGTCTTCTGTTTATACCGAGTTTTCTAATATTATCTAAAACAATTTTGAAATGCCAGCAATATGTGCCTGGTTCTCTAAATCTTCTTTGGTAACCTTTATTCTTTCCAAGAATTCAGAGAAGTTGATTGCGTCTTTACATTCCTCGTTTAGAAATACTTGTAAATTAAACTTATTATTGTTTGTTGTTTGGTTGTTATTGTTATTGTTACTGCCTATCTTTGGTAAAATATTCTGTATAGTTTTAGACTGCTCCAGCATAGTAGTGGATTGCGATTGTAATAAATTCATGAGTTCCTTGTTATGCGAAATTGATTCTAAAAACATTGATTTATAGTCAATCGTTTCCTATTTGTATGTTTGTGAATCAGGAATAGTTACTACTATATCAATGTGTTTACATTTTTGTTTGTGACCATGTAGTCCTTGGCGGTATTTGTATTTTTTACCACAGTTACAGTCATAGGATATAGATATTTTAGACATATCCGCGTAATCATTCGTCATTCGTTTGTGTTTTGTTGTCATCAAATGTTTAGAATATTCACTCAATTTGCTACATTTATGCATGCATAAATTACACACAAAATTTGCGGAGATTTTTGGAGATTTTTTTGTCATCATCTGTCCCTTTTCTGTCCTGAATAATGATGACAAAAAAATCTCCAAATTGATACGTAATCAAATACCTAAAAATATTACGTAGTCAAATATTTCAAAATTAAACACTATTTACACCAGAATGCTTTAAAACCGTTTTTCAAAAAAAGTAGGTTTATAGATGGAAAATATTTTGGAGATTTGGACATTTTTAAATTGTCCATTTTTTGACTTTATAAAAATGAATCCAGTTTCACTTTTTTCCTTATGCAGTCAAATCTTTTTTTTTTATAACATTTCTAAAGCATAAGGTTTTTATAGGTTATTTTTTTATTTTATATAATATTATATACTGGTTTGCTATTAAATTATAAATATACATTATTAATTATGTAAATCAACTTATAAATATATATATTATATAAGTTACAAAGGGTTATATGTCTATTTATGAATCAGTTATATTATTCGCGTCTCCCATTATATTACTACAAATGTATAAGAGATGGAATCATTCTGAACGTATATACATGGACAGGTCTATTACGTATAAACAAGTGACTTACAATCATCGCGAAATTCCAAAATTGATAGAACATCCTACAGAACTTATATGGGGTGCGTCATTATATATGTGTGTGTATCAAATGGGTGTTGCACACGCAATATGTAGTAAAATAAAACACCAAAAATTACTGAGTAACATACTAATATCCGGAGTTTCAGGTGGTTCTGTAATAGCTTTATCTATGACTGCTACTCTACACGGAGTAGGTGATATGCAACAATGGTATGAATACTATTTGCGGAAAATGAGTATTGAGTCATCTTATTACAATTGTTTATGGCGGTCACAAACTGCTTGGCATTGTGTATATGAAAGTATGAGTGTATGTTACCTATTTGGTATGAAACCGATAGATTGGGAGACGAGATGTAAAGTTTTCACTACCGAGTTGGCTAGCTGGAAGTTAAAGATATTAAATACATTTCCAAATGCACATAGTTTAGCGGATGCGGTTACAGCGTCTAGTTTTGTTCCATTAATTATGAGTCCTTTTTTATATTTCTTAACACGCGATAGCAAAACAAATGAATTGGTTAGATTTTTAGACGGAGGATTTACATTTAATTTTAAAAATTATAACCCATCAAACGATGTGGTGAATTTCTCGTTGTTCCATAACAAAACAAAACATTTACCGAGTTCAAGTGATGGATTTACAAGAACGCATTATAGTATCTCGAATGGAGGTAATTATATAATGGACAATTTTAAAATTATTAGTGATGTAAAATTGGCGGATGAATTATTTAAAAAAGGATATGAATTTGGATGTATAAATTTGCCTGAAATTAAATCATTATTAAAATTATAAGAATTATAAACGAAATGTGTATAAAAGATACAAATAATAACACTATTTAATAATAATATTAAAAGGGGTGAAATGTGTTTAGAAGGACAAAATATAAATCATGATGGAAAGGAAGGTTGTTAGAAACAAACACGGGTATAAAACATAACGCAAAACACGAACCCAGCATTGATATAAGTAAATTATCAAACACTGAACTATTAGCAAAGTGTCATTAGAATGGAGTACAAACTGTAAATCCAAAACTAAAAAAGACTTAACTAAATAAAATATTATAAGATTTCAATAGATTTATAAATTTATAAATTTCTATAGTGTAAAATTGAATGTAATCCATTGTTATTATAAATATAATAAAACAAGTTCATATAATAACTCTAATAATGCCTTTCACTCCAAAATTCAAAACTTCTATTAATTTATTTAAGACAGTCACTAATAAATGTTTAAAAGAGGGTGTTAAAATTTCCCTATCTAATAAGATAATAACACCCGTATCTAATTCAATCAAATATTTTGAAATATATAGATATGACCCAGTAATAAGGTGTTCCAAGTTAAAAACATATACCGTTAATACCAATGAGTGTGGACCAATGGTTTTAGACGCTTTGGTAAAAATCAAACAGGAACAAGACCACACTTTATCATTTAAAAAACCGTGTGAGAAAGGAATTTGCGGTTCTTGTGCCATGATTATAGACGGGGTAAACATATTGGCGTGTTGTTGTTATATAAACAAGTCACCTAAAAAAGTAATAAATGTTAGTCCGCCACCGTGTATTTACACGTTCTAAGATATTTGGTAATATGTGTAATATTATTGAAGATAATACGCAAAAATACAATCAAACATTATCATAAAAATAAAAAAAAATTGAAATATTATAGTATTTTTTTAATGTATAAATACCCAAGTATATAAATGTCATCTATTCAAAAATACAAAACGTCAATGTCTCTATTGAATAAAATAACCAGTTCTAGATTTCCATTAGAGCGTGTTAGATTTCATTCATTTAACACAGTAACTCAACAACCAATTTCTACGTCGATAAAATATTTTAAAATATACAGATATAATCCATCAGTTATCGGTTCAAAACCAACCTTACAAACATACCCCGTCAATATTAAAGAATGTGGACCAATGGTGCTCGACGCCTTAGTTAAAATTAAAAACGAACAAGACCCAACATTAACATTCAGAAGATCGTGTAGAGAAGGGATTTGCGGTTCTTGTGCTATGAATATCGGTGGCGTTAATACATTAGCGTGTCTCTGTTATATTGATAAAACTGCTACAAAAGTAACCAAGATTAGTCCGTTACCACATATGTATGTAATAAAAGATTTAGTTCCTGACATGTCTAATTTTTACGAACAATACAAAAGTATCGAACCGTGGTTACACGCAGATAAGAACCCAAAACCTTCGTCTTCTACTGAGTTTATTCAATCCGTAGAAGATAGGAAGAAATTGGATGGTATGTATGAATGTATATTATGTGCTTGTTGTTCAACCGCTTGTCCGTCATATTGGTGGAATGCCGACGAATATTTGGGACCTGCTGTATTAATGCAAGCATATAGATGGATTTCGGATTCAAGAGACCAAAATAGTAGTGAACGATTACATCAATTGAACGATTCGATGGCCTTATTTAGATGTCACACTATTATGAATTGTTCAAAGGTATGTCCCAAGCATTTGAACCCAGGTAAAGCAATAGCTGAAATTAAAAAGAGAATCGATAATAAAAAACATTAGACCATTAAAAATATAAAATAATATATTACAGTATATAATATTTTATAGGTATTCATCGTGGAATAAATCACTTGAATTGTAGTATATATTATTAGACTGTATTAAAAACTTTTTGTAAATCCTCGATATTTTTCTTCAGATTAGAACTATCTCCCCATAGTAATCTATAACTAAATAACGCTGGACTTGGTATGTTATTGTCTATTAATTGTTTCTCTTTTTTATTAGCATAATGTCGTTTACGATAAGCATCTCTCTTGTTTTTATCTTTATGGTCTAGGTAGGTTCTCCCTCCGTTCAACCCGAAATGATAATTATATTCTACCTCATTATAACTAATCACAATACAAAGTCTCTTGGATGGTCTATCGCTATTTGTAACTTTTACTATTTTTATTGACATATATAAAACACTATATTTTTTTATTATAATAATTCCAAATTATAACAATATACATAACACCTAACTTCGTTTGGTCTCCTTTTACTTTTTAAGTGGTGTTATTTGATTGACTTAGTGAATATTTATTATAGTATAAAGTTGTTTCCTTGTTGTGGAATTACGTTTGCGTATATATAGATAACAAAAATAATCACATAAACGTATATTATTGGTTTATATATATCAAGGTTCTCTATGACTTATCAATTATCTTACGATTTAAAATATGAAAACAACTTTCAATATCGTCAATGCTTACGTGATATATTTTCAATGGATGTCACAATCAATCCACCAAAATGGGACCAAATGGACGCGGATTTAGATGAAGAAACGAAAGATGAGTTGTTATATGAAAGTGATGCAATTTCTAAAGGCATGGATTATATTTACGACCTCACCAAAGATAATAAAGCATTCCAGCAACTCTATTTAGATGCTGCCGGATTAATGTTCTCGCAAAGTCCTGATATCGGACTATCCATTTTATTTGCATATGATTATTTTAAGGATTTCCATAATTGTTTACGTGTTTTCTTTGAGAACAAATCTAGGTTCTCAGAAACCACGCCAGAATTTAAGAAATTAAAGAGGTTGATAACGCGCCGTTAGTTAAACAGTTAAGTAAGTTTATTATTTCAACTTAATATCAATACATATTATATAAACAATGTCTTCTACACGGGATCGTAATACGCCAGGTGATTATAATTTAGTAAAGAGGTCTAACGAAAAAATTAGTACTTATTTATCCTACGATACTTTTGGAGTACCTAACCAGAATTATCACCCAGGTGATGGTCTTCTTGGTGCTTCCACAAGTCGTAATGTTTTATCACACAACGCGTGTGATATTGAATCTACCCTATTTGGTATTGGAGCGAATAACTTGGTTACTCCTCAAAAACCAGTGAAACCACAATTAAAAACACTCAAGAGTCTTTCCATAATGGATAAAACGCCTTTGATTTTACCAAAACCACTTGAAGTAAGCGAGAAGAATCGCCCCATGTACTTGAATTAATATTAAAATTTAATTTAACATGCAATACCATTTTTTAAGATTTATTTGTTTACACCCTTGATAAAGTCATTATTAAGATGAGATACTTTTGGATTCGATATATACTTAAGTGCTCCATTCTGATTATTATTGATATAAGCATTAATAGATTCTTTCATATATTTAGCGTTCAATTTATAATCATTAATATTTTTTAGTATTTCAATGACGTTTATATATCTCTCTAACTTATCGGCATTATTCAAAATGTTTTCTACATCTGTCTTGTAGTTATATGTAATTTCATTGAATTTTTCTTGTAATTTCTTAAGCTTTGCTGCAGCTGCCTCCTCCTCCTTCTGTTTTAATTCCTCCTCCTTCTGTTTTAATTCCTCCTCCTTCTGTTTTAATTCCTCCTCCTTCTGTTTTAATTCATCCTCCTTCTGCTTTGCTTCTGCTGCTTCTGCTGCTTCTGCTGCTGCTGCTTCAGTTGCTTCTGTTGCTGCTGCTTCTGCTACTTCCTCATTCCGCTTTGTTTCTGCTGCTGATGCTGCTTCTGTTGCTGCAGCTACTGCTAGTGCTTTCTCCTCCTCCTCCTTCTGTTTTAATTCCTTTACAGCTGCATCATCCTTCCTCTTTGCATCTGCTGCTAGTGTTAAAGCAGCATCTAATGAACCCATAGTCTCAGTTTCATTGTTAGTATCTTTAACAATGGATGTAAACAAATCAACATATTTATCTCCATATGTTGTTAATAATGATTTTGTTAGTGCTTCGATACATATATTCGCTTCGACAGTGCCAGTAGTATAATTATCAAGATGTAACAAATTTGCTATATTGTTAAATGCGGGATTACATTGGGTACCTTCCAATATATAATCTATAAAACAACCATCATTAATACTAACAGCAATGTACATAGCAAGAAGTTTATATACTTCACCTTCTCGTGTTTTCGAAAAAACAAAATTTAATAAATAACCACATAAATTTGCTTGTTTGTCTTTTTCCGTGCCACTTGAATATAATAACTTATCAATAGGAGTTCCAACAACCTTTATAAGTGGATTTTCTATACCAAGTATAATTGGAATTTTTGTTTGTGGTGTATCCATTCCTATTGTTTCTGTTTTTTTTGGTTTATACTCCACGATAATATCTCGAATCGCAAGTCTTTTAATGTGTTCTATATCTATTCCTGATGGTGTTATATTTCTCCATAACAAATTTGTTCTATCTTTATTACTTTCCTTCATCGCCATCTCTAATAATTTAATGAATCTACCATCTAACGCCACTTTTCTTGCGGTTATTTGGGTGTATGTATTTGTTTCGCGGTTTAATTCATTTTTTATTAAGACTATTATATCTAAATCTGTTGGTGGTGGTGGTTGTAGTCGTGGTGGTGGTCGTGCTGGTGGTCGTGGTCGTGGTGATAGTGGTTGCTGTGTTTGTGTTGCTCCTGGTGGTAGTGGTGGTGGCGGTGGCGGTGGTAGTGGTCGTGTTACTGCTCGTGGTAGTGTTACTGCTCGCGGTGGTGTTACTGGTCGTGGTGGTGTTGGTGGTCGTGGTCGTGGTGATAGTGGTTGCTGTGTTTGTGTTGCTCCTGGTGGTGGTGGTGGTAGTGGTCGTGGTGGTGTTACTGGTCGTGGTGGTGGTCGTGGTGGTGGTCGTGGTGGTGGATTCCGGAGTTTTTTATGTTTCCGTGTTCGTCCTTCTTGATTTTCTCGTGGTGGTTTTTTTATCGTTCGTTGTATTGGTGGTAATGGTTTTGTTTTCGCTGTTCCTCCTCCTTGTGATGACATTTGCTCATTATTACTCATGCCCCCTCCCCTAATACCCTCTTTATTCTCTGCTTGATATTTTTTAATAATGTCATTTTTTTTTCTATTTTCTGGTGATTTCGAATTACTCATTATATTATAAGTATACGTATAATATAATCTCATATATTTTCCAAGACAATAACTAAACTTATCAATTGAATTTAACAATAATTTCAACTTCTTCTTTCTTAATACATTTACAAGCAGAGACAGACAATTCTTCGCGTTTTTTACGTGTTTTACCATTTTCTGAACTATCTAAAGACAATTTTCGTTTGGATGTGCTATTGCGTAAATTCATATCTTTCTCAATAACACTATAATTCTTCTCAATATAGTCCACAATTTTATTTTCCAAAGCCCATTTAAAAAAATTCAATTGTCCAATCGTAGTTTCCATACACTTCGTGTCATCATAAGGAATACTTATACGCTCCCATCGACAAAAAGGGTCAAACCTCTTTTTACTATATGCCTTTAATTTCAACTTATAATCATTATATACCTTAAACCTACGCATTTCACCAAGAGGATTCTTCAATTCATAAACAGTAAAGTTCTTTTTCGCATAATTCGTGACGAACCAGTCGACTATACGCAATGAAATATTAGACTCACCATTGATAATAGAAGACATGCGTGTGAGCAGAGTATTGTCGTCATAAAACCTACGTAAATTATTCATTAATACTTCATTTTGAGTAGAATAACGTGCTACAGAAGACATAGTAATAGTAATCAACAAAAGTTTTTATATCCATTTTTACACGTTTCTATATTTATTATGATAATCCATAGAAATAATCCCATATTGTGCCATTACATCTCGCTCGTGAATATTACTATTCATGTATTTTAGTTCGTTTTCCATTTGACCTATCTTGGAATAGGAAGTAGTAGTAACGCGTGATGTAGGAACTACACCTGAGAGGGCCTCAATTTTCGATTTTGTTCTAGGCGATTGTATATTGTATTCCTCCGACAAAGTGCGGTCATTAACCGTGCGATACAATTTCAACTTATTGGTGATAGTATCATCTTTCAAATTAGATTCAGTCATTTTATAGTGGTTTTGTGAATGAAAACATTGTTCGACGTTTTTATTCAATTTTCGAATCAAGTTTTTCAATCTACTACAGAATACAACAATGTTCATTATTCAATTGATTAGTTATCGTTTGTAATCGTAAGATTAAATGTATATATATATCATAATAATGGATTGTATATTTGTTTGTGTATTTAATTAGGTTGGCTGGACTGGGATCCAAATGTGCCATCTGTTTATACACGATTACATAATACATATATATATACATATATAAATATAATAAAATAAATTATAAATTACAAGTTACAACTATAGTATTTAACCATCCGAAATATGTTGACATGTTTTTTCTTCTTTTAGAAAGTATATTCATTTACGGAGATATAGAATCTAATACAAATATATTAGTTTATACATCTACGTCTTTTATGAATAAGATCAAACAAAGTCATTTATTTGACAATGAAAAAATAAAATTTGAAATAAACGATACATACAACGATATAGATAAGGCATGTAAATCTAGATTAGATTTGTTTAACTTACAATCTATAATAAACTACAATAAAATACTATATTTGGATACTGATATTATAATAAAAGATAATCTCAGCGAAGTATTCGACGCATGTGAAGAAGATATACTATACGTATTAGAAGAAGGAAAAATTCACGATTCTAGTGATTCGCATGGAAAAACACTATTTGGTAACGAAATAAATAATTACGAAGATAAAACGGCGTTTTCAAGCGGCGTAATGTTATTTAATAATTGTGAAAAAATAAAACATTTATTTAATAAAATTAACGAAGATATTATAAATAGATCTCATTTAAATAAATTTTACGATCAACCATATATAATATATAATGCTTTCAAATATAATTTATACAATAATAAAATTCTAAAATCACACATTGTAAAAAACGATAATAATATACATAGTGACAAAATCATACATCATTTTGCAGGAGGACCAGGAGTATATCAACATAAAATTATTTCAATGACCTATTTTTTGAATAATATAAAAGATTTTACTATAATCAATAACATAAATAAAACAAAAACATATATTAATGAAAATTTATTACCAATTATTAATAATTGTGGCGAAAAACTCGAAGGAAATATATTCATGAAACATCATACAACTAATTATACAGATATTTTTGTAAATAAATCTAAAAACATAAGTAATTTGGTATTGAATAAAAATATAAAAAATGTAATGGAAATTGGGTTTAATTCGGGGTTCTCTACCCTATTGATGCTTATAAGTAATCCAAAATTGTGTATATCTTGTTTTGATTTGGGAGAGCATAAATATACACGCCCTTGTTATAACAAATTGAAAGAAACATTTGGTGATAGAATAAATATAACATTTGGAGATAGCACATTAACATTACAAAATGTTACTGGTAATTACGATCTAATACATATTTACGGAGGACATTCAACAGAAGTGGCTAATTGTGATATCACAAATTCATACAGATTATCTAAACCAGGAACAATATTAATTATGGACGATTACGACTTTCCGAATTTACATAATTTATGGGACACTTCTATTAAGACTTATAATTTACATCCATTAAATATAAATGTATATAATTCCCCTCATCATGATGTTAAATATAAGTAAATTGTTCACATTTACGTCAATTATTTGATAAACTTTTATTATATATCTCGTACATTTACCATATTTTGTTCTTATTAACATTTACAATACCGACCAAAAATTGTATTTTTAATAAAAAACGAATTCTCTTTATTAAAAATTTTATAGATTTGAACAATATCTTTATACAACCCTTTTTCAGCAAGAAATGTTACTTGTTTAGGTGATGTATAATAAAAAATTACGATTAATGTTATTATATTTCCCATTTCTAAAATTTGTCTTATGTCACTTGTTGTAAAGAATGGGTTATATATACCTTCGGTGACAAAGTAATGTTTTTTTGTATTGATTAAAATTTTATATATGTATAAAATTTTATTATAACATTGTATAAATATAAATATGCGACTCCCGCCATACGGAGCATTTTATTAATTACTATAAGCTACTCCGGCCATACCGCTCATAACACGTAGAACGTTGTAATTAACGGCATAAACTCTGACCTTAGCAGTGTTAACTCCAGATACAGTTCCAGAAGAAAGGACAAGCTGAAGAACCGCGTTATCGATTCTAGAGAAGTTACATGTACCACTTGGTTGATGCTCTTCTGGTCTCAACGCAAACGAGTAAACATTGATACCAGTATCAGGAGCTCTGGTATGATGTTGGAATGGTTGAACGACGTCAAAGTAAGATCCCTCTCTCTCCGAGAATCTATCTTGTCCGTTAAGTTGGAGCTTAGCAGTGACAACAGGGTTCTCTCCCCAACAATGCATATCGAGGGCAGTTTCAGCAAGGACGAAGGTTCCAGCATCGGAAAGACCAGCAGTCAAACCACTACCAACTGCGGCAGAGACAGCAGCGGAGTTAACATCTCCGAAACTATCTCCACTAACGAATGCGGAAGTTTCATCGGCACCGAAGGCGCGGACAGCATTTGGAAGGGCATCGATGGCGTCAGTATAATTGAAAGGTTGAGCACCAAGGGTCTTGTAAAGAGTTTCACCAGAAACCAATGAGTTACAGTAATCAACATTGGCATCACCTTGAACAACCCAAACAAGTTCCTTACAAGGGTGGTTGAAATTCAACTTGATCTTATTTGAGGAAGAACCAACCGACTCGTCACCAGTGAATTGGAGTTGTTCGAAGAGGTATTCATGAGGGTTTTGTGCCATCTTTCTGCGCTCATCAGTATCGAGGAAAATGTAATCAACATAGAGGGAGGCAGCAACAAGGGATTGTTGGTAAGCAGAAGAAACTTGCTTTCCACCAGTCAAAGCACTTACTGCCCAGAGACACTCACCGATAGGTCTGAGGTCTAAGTTAATCTTGACCTCGTGGTATTGGAGAGCAATAAGAGGAAGAGCAAGTCCAGGGTTACGGCAAAACCAAAACTGAAGAGGAATATAAAGAGTAGTCTCAGGAAGTGCGTTTCTAGGAGCACAGACCTGGGATGGTCCACCGGCAGCAGCACAAGGTCCATTAACACTAGCGAAGGATGGTTCGGTAATGTAAGTGAGTTGAGTGGTGTTTCCTACCATTTTATTGTATCCTCTCTGTTGTTCGGAAGAAAGAGTCATCTGATTCCAGATGTGCATCCAATCACCGTATTGTCTATCGATTCTTTGACCTCCGATTTCGACCTCAACTTGAGCGACAAGTTGCTCTCCAATACTGTCCAACCATCTGGCATAGACAGCACCAGAGTCAGAGTTTTTCATCTGTTGGTTGATCTCAGGGAGAGTGACTTGAAGGTATGTTCTATAGGCAAGATCTCCGTTTCTGGAGATAGTACATGTAACACGTCTACCGAAATCGGCTTGACCTGAGAAAGTTTGTTCAATAGACTCCATTGCGAAATTAGTGTGACGTCTATAAGAGACCTTCCAGAAAGTAATTTCAGGAGTTCCTGTAAGGAAAACATCCTGGGCACCATAAGCGACAAGTTGCATCAAAGCTCCACCCATTTTAGTATATTATAGAAAAAGAAAATAATTTCAGGATTAATTAATTATAATTTGATTAAAATGTTATAAAATATTATAATAAATGCAAATAATTATAGATTATTATAGATTATAGTAATCTTTAATAATTTAAAACGTCCTAAATAACTGGTATTAGACAATTGACTATTATACATTATATTTTCTATTTCCAATTTGTTATAAGTTTACACAACGCTTGTATGCTATCAAATGGTGTATAATAATAAACATAATTCAACATTATACAAAGCAGTTACAGTATCATATTTTTTTCAATAAACTGTTCTAAATATTCTGGTTGGAATATCTGTTTTTTTCCTTCATGCTTCTTTGAAAATACAAATGAATCGTTGTGTTTTTTTACACACCATCCATCTTGAATCGCATTATATATAAAATTCATTCTAATTAATAATTTACGTTCCAATTGTATATGTGTAGTATTATTTGAAATATGAGTATCCATTTTTTATATTTATAATACAATATGATTCCATTAAATTATCGCAAATTTACCTTATTTTACAGTAATAATTAATTAACATAATAGTTATTTAGATATTATGTTACCATGTTATAGAAATGAATAACAAAAATGCTCCATTAAAAGTGATGTATACAATTGATATGAAACATTGTTATTTATTGGGTGAATTCAAAAAAGATGAGGAAGAACACATACCCAAATTATTATCTTTGAAAAAAACATTAATTGAACTAATGCGTAAAACCAATAATAAAAACATAGATGAACGATTAAGATTAAAAGATGAAATCAAAGAAACGGTCGGTCAAATTAAACAACTGAAACAGAAGAAAAAGCAATATTTTTTAGATAATTCAAAACATATTTTCAAATATTTCGAAGACAAACAAACAATTTCAAGTGGTAATGGAAACAAAACTAATAGGAATGTATTAAACACATTCTTCAAAATAAAGGACATATCAGTCAACAATGAGGACAAAGAAATTAAGAGTAACAATATTTCGAAATACTGGAAAAATGTAAATAACGAAATAACAAATATACAAGATTATGTGGTTCCTACCGACTTATGTCATTACTGTTCTAATGGCGAGTTTATACCCCGCGATGAAGAGGGTATTATGATATGCAATAACATAAACTGTGGTAAATTTGTTCATTACGTGTTTGATGGTTCAAAACCTTCCAATAAGGAACCACCAAGTGAACCATCCTATACGGCATATATTAGACTTAATCATTTCAAAGAAATTCTTTCACAATTTCAGGCAAAAGAAACTACGCAAATTCCTGATAAAGTTATCGAGGACATTAGCAAACGTATTAAAAAGGAACGAATTCTGGATATTCGTAAAGAACTGAATTATGATAAAATGCGAGAGATTTTGAGAAAACTCGGTTATAATAAGTATTTCGAACACATTCAGTTCATCAATTCAAAATTTGGAATAATACCGCCTATAATGAACGAACAGTTACACGAAACGCTGTGTTTTCTATTTATTGAAATACAAAAACCATGGGCTGTACATTGTCCGCCTAGTCGTACCAATTTTTTCAATTATACATACACATTGTATCAATTATGCGTACTTCTAGACCAGACGCAATATTTAACATATATACCATTAATGAAAGATAGGGAGAAACAACTTGAACAAGACCAAATTTGGTGCAAAGTGTGTAACGATTTAGACTGGGAATATTACCCGACAGTGTGAACGTTATAAATTCTATATCTAAAATGTATGATAAGACCAACGCATAAATACTAATATATATTTATATATATATATATTATATATTAAAC